ATCCGGGTTTTGCCCATCATCGGCTCTGCCTGCCCGCTCTTCCGCCTCGTAGGTGCAGCCGTTCTTGGGCACGCTGTATCCGCCCACCCATTTCTGTATAGTTGCGGTGCATACGCCCTCGGCTCTTGCTGCTTCCACAATGGTGCTGTACACAGCCACGATATCGCCCTCGCTGTTGCGCTTAATGACCTCTCTTCTGTTCATGCGTCACCATCCATATTCGCTCCGCAGTATCTACAATGCGTTGCCAGTTTATCAATGCCATCCATTCGGTGACAGTTAGAGCAACAGCCCCATCCTTCGTGTACGCCAACCCACCGCCCATGCACCACAGGGGCTACATCTGCGGCAGGGATATTGTCAAGGACGCACATGGCGTCCTCTTTCAAAAGATGTTCAGGATGCTTGATACACACCGCCCACGAAAGAAGCTCGTCCTTCGCAACGGAACGCTCGATATAATCAGCCATTGCCGTCACCAGCCCTTCTGTTCCATGCTTCGATGGCCTTGCTTTTCGTTTCGTGGAATTGCCATCCGCTTGTGTGGCAACTGTCGCAAATAAGGCCGTAAGTTTTTTCTGTGAAATCTTTTGTCAAATCGCTCCAAAACCCATGTGTTTCTAGTTTTGGAACACCGCCGCAGAACGGGCACGGTTTCAATTCAGCCATCACTCCCACCTCTTTCCACACTTGTAGCAGAGCCAACCGTCAGCCTCTCCGCTGAAGGTGTAGCTGTGATTGCACTCCTCGTCATCGTCCGCTACGCCCTTCAGCATCTCGCAGATGAATGCCATGTTGCAGGCCATGTGCTTGTAGTGGGGAATGCCGCTCTCCTCATCTACGCTCTTGTTGTCCTCGACGAATGCCAGCGTATGCCGCAGCAGAGCGTTGACATAGCGTCGCAGCTCTACCTTCTTCCAGTTGTCGGGATCGCCGTACTTCTTCGTGCCGTACATCCGCACCTCCGCAACATCGCGGATCATCTGCGTCGGCACCAAGTCCAGCTCCAGCTTGCCACCGTCAAACTTTGCTTCCGTGCTCATCCCTTCACGCACCTCCCGCAAGGCTTCATCTCATGGCATACGCCGCCGTGATAAGCGCACATAGGAACGAGGAACGGTTCGAACTCCGGGCACAGCTCGATAACTTGGTTGCAGATCTCCTCCACCACCATTCGCGTTTCAGGGCTCGCCTGTAGGCACAGCCGCTTGTTGGCGATAATCATCAGCTCCTCGGCATTCATGTCCCAAATCATGTCCACAGGGGCATCCTGTGGCGCTTTGTTGCGGTCATACTGGGTCTGCCGGTCATTACGCTGGCTTCTCACATAGGGCTGTGCATGGATGTGGCGCACAAGGTGTACGCTCACCCAAGAAGGGATATCCTCCAGAAGAAACGCGAAACGCAGACGGCGGATATGGCTGTGCCGTGCGTTCAAGCTGTCCTTCTTCCACGCCATGTCAGGCGCATTCTTGATGTGCAGACCAGCAGTCACAAGAGCTCTCTCTTTGGCTGCGATCCAATCCCGCTCCGTGGGATATTCCATAATCGTTACAGTCATTACTTCCTCCCTTGCTTTTTCTTCTCTTTCATGCGTTTGATGGACGCAACTCGGTAGGTGTCCATCATGTTTTCTTGGTCGTGCTTTTTCCGCGCGGCTGCCGCCTTCGCATCAAACTCCTTCTTTTCGGTCAGGTATCTCTCGCAGGTGCAATGGCAGTCCGACGTTCTGTCCGGGCATTCGAAGCATACGCCGGGAAACTTCGATGTTCTTAATCGCATTGTTACTCCTTCGCCAGCTCTACCTTGTCAGCAGGAACGCGGAATACGCTATTCCCCTGCATCAGCACAACAGATAGCTGGCGTTTTCCGTTTCTGTCGTACCAAAGCACATACTCGCTGATGCACTCATGCCGTCTGCCGTCGTACATCACCGGCAGCTTGCGCTTCATAGCCTCGTCAATCGTCTTGCTGTCCATTGTCTGCCTCCCAGTCTCTGTACAGCTTAAACCAATCCTCGGCTCGCATCAGCACCATCCACGGATAGTGGTTCTTCCGCCATGCCACGATGGGGAGCTGACCTTTGCCAGCCTCCCCCGCATCGCGGATCGCCTGCTCCATGTAGTCCCATGCTCGCAGCGCCTCTGTTCGTTTTACCTCGATGTGGATGCCGGGCAAGCCCTCCACATCCCCGGCAGCGCCGGTATTGCCTCGATACTGGGCTGTGCGGTTGCAGTCGTAGCCATGCTCCCTGCAAAGGGAAGCCCACTCCAACTCGCCTCGCTTGCCCTTATCTCTGCTTGTTTTGCCCACGCTTCATCGCTCCTTAAAACGGCAGAAAACCGTCATCGTTGATGGGTGCGAACTTGGCAGCGGTTTTCTCTGCTGCATCCAGACCGTTGTCGTTGCTGGGCTTGCTGTCACCGAAGTAGACATTCTCCGCGATAACTTCGGCATTGCGGCGGTTGTTGCCGTCCTTGTCCTTCCAATCACGGAACTGGAGTCTACCCTCCACGATAGCCAGCCGACCCTTGGCGAAATACTTGGCAACGAACTCCGCCGTGCTGCGCCAAACGGTAACATCGATGAAGTCGGTGCCCTTCTCGCCGTTCTTGTCCTTGAAGTCACGGTCGCAGGCGATGGTGAAGGAAGTCACCGGGGAGCCGTTGGGCGTATGCCGCAGCTCGGGATCTTTGGTCAAGCGACCCATAACGATGATCTTGTTGAGTGCCATGATAAATTCCTCCTGTAAAATCTTAATCTTCGCCGTTGCCCAGCATCATCTTCTCGCCAATGCCGGACACCAGCCTCAACACATCCTGTGGCAGCTTCGCGTTCTCTCGCTCTCGCTGCATGATTACCTTGTAGCTTCTCTGGAAGTTGGAGCTCACCACGCTGTGCAGCGTGTCGCTGTCCATCATTGCCCAAGTGCGTAGCTGTTCCGGGGAGCCTACAAGCCTCTGCAAAGGCGGAGGCAGCTTGGCAAACTCTTCCTTGCTGCCATAAATGCCATTGCGTGTTGCGTGGGAGATAAGCGTCCACGCCTCCGCTTCTGTCATCTCGCCCTTTTCCTCGACGAGCTGACGCATCTTCTCTTTCACATGGGCAATGGTTGGCGGGAACTCCCTTGTGTCAGCCACGATGATTGCCTTAACAGCCGCAGCCACCAGTCGCACATCATCGTCGGCAAACACACTCGCCCATAAGCTCATCACGTTCTTGGCATCCGGGGCATTCTTGCCGCCGTAGAAGTGCGGGTATGCCGCCGTCAAAATGTCCATGATCGTTGCCGTTTCCTGTAGCGTCATAAGCCCACCTCCATCTCCGCAGCAATGTCAGCCCAGCTCTTGCGCTTCGGCTGCTCTGCCGGTGCCGCTCGCTTCTTGTTCTTGGCTTCCCAAGTGCGGACAGCAGCCTTCCAGTCGCTCATAGCCACGCCGTTGCTTAACTTCCACTTCTGCCGGGCATAGTAGTCCACGAAGTATTGAGCATCAATGCCGTTCCCTCGCTCAAGACAGTAGGCTTGTACCTCGTCAACCGTGGGAGGGGTGAATTTAGCCCTTGGGGGTTTGGGGGATAACATTTGTTCTTTATCTTGTACTTGTTCTTGTTCTTTTTCTTGTTCTTTTTCTTGCTTCGGTTTTGCTTCCGCTTTGCTTGCGGTTTGCTTCGTTTCTCCTCCGCGTTTTCCGCTCTCTGCTTTTCGTCTGCTTGCCACCAAGTTTGGCTTGATCATCTCAAACACAATGGCTACAGAGTCGGGCATCTTCTCAATGTCGGGCTCTTCGCCGGTCAGGGCGTAGGCGCAGATTGCATCATACGCCATAGCCCTGTCAGCAGGTTTGCGGATACGTTTCACGGCACGATAGAAGCTGTCGTAGAACGTGAACTGGTTTCGGTTCATTTACCTCGCTCCCTTCGCCGCAGGAGCTTGTCCAAGCCTCGCAGAGCACCGTTTGCATCGCCAGCCTTAATCTGTCCGCTCAAGGTCTTGTACTGCTGTTTGCTCAACTTACTCTTGAACACCTTCACCCTTGCGATGGCAGCCTCTTTTTTGATAGGCTTTTCCTCTTCCGCTTTGGGCTTCTCTACCACGGTTTCCTTCTTGCTGTCGAGAGCCTCACGAATGCCTTGCAGACAATAAAGGGCGGGCGGAAGTGCAATTCCATTCCCCCAGAGCTTATACTCGGCAGAGTCGGTGTGGAGCTTACTGTACCAAGTCAGCATCTGTGCCTTGGTGTACTCCTTGGCTTCCTTGCCGCCGATCACCGTTGCATGGGTATTTCTCACCTCAAGCCAGAAGCGGTACTCCTCATCGGTGAAGTCATCCTTCTTGTCGATGTCGCCCCATCTGTCGGCAAAGCCCTGGAGTCGAGCACACTCGGTAGGAGTGAGCCGGCGGACGATGTAGTTGACCGTCACAAGGTTGGGGTCTTTGTAGTCTCTTGCCATAAGTGTTGGACTCACTTCCTCGCACACCTGCATGAAACTGCCGGTTGTGCAACAGATGGCAGGCTGCTCGGCTTCAATTACGCAGTTGAAGTTATCCTTGTCGGGCATTCGCTGATTGCCTCCCGCATTGTTGGCGGTCAAAGTGCCAGTAACCTGCCCACCGTCCCAATAAGCCGCAGTAGGCTCGACAATAGCAATGCCACCCTGGTTGCAAGAGGGGTTGCCACCGTTCAGGTCAAGCGTTCTGCTTGTTTTTGCCTCATAGATGCCGCTGTGCGGATTGTCGGACAGCATGGCATTGCTATGATAAGAAGAGATGCCGTAGCTTACTGCGTGGGTTTCTGTTGCGTTGAGGGTGTACATCTTGTCGCTCTCTTTATAGCCATCACCAAGGTGAGAGGGGCGAGATCCGTTGCCCTCGATTGCAACAGTTTTGGGTTCAATCACGGTGTAGTCGCCGCTGAACATCTCCTGTGCGCCAAGTTTCTCGTAACCGCTTGCCATGAGACAACCGGACACATCGTTTCCAGATGCAAGCACAGGCTCCATAATCATCGGCACATTGCCGCCACCAGTACCCATGCGGCTTGTAAGGGTCTGCACCTTTCCACTCTCGTCGATGTTCACTCGACTGTCGGCGGGATGGTTTTCGATGGCATAAAAGATTGCGCCTGTTGCCGCCGACCTCAAAGTGCCATTCACCTTGGATTCATAGCCATACTCGGCTTGGCCGCCGATGTTGTCGATGATGCCAGTGTGTACAGGCTGGAACAGATACTGGTCATTGTTTGTCGCAAGTGTTGCGCTCTTGTCCGTCTGCACCAAAGCACCTTTGCCACCGCCCTCACAGCCGGAGCGAATCTTGAGGGTATAGGCTACACCGCTCTCGCAATCATCTGCTCCAACGCTGTTTTCAGCATTGCGGGGAGCTGCTTGCCACGGCGTTCCGCTCTTCG